AAAAAAGAAGATACTAGTGCAATGATGAATGGAATGTTTTAATGGAAACAAAAATTACAGAATATAATGAATTAATAGCTCAACGTGTCCCCCCTGGGGACCGTTGGTCTTTAACTAATGATTCAACTAAGGTAGTTTATAATTCACTAACAGAAACTTTAGAGGCATGGTTTCAAAAAACTCAACAAAAAGCTGAATTTAGGCTTGCCCCCTTAGATAGTAAATTGTATGTTATACGTCAACAAGAAGAAGAAATTCTACCTGAAGAACCCCAAAATTTTAGTATTTACGGGGAGTTTAAACAAGGAGTATAAATGAAAGACCATTCACTACTAGTAGAAAAATATCGCCCAGATACATTAGATAATTATGTAGGTAACGAACATATTAAAAAAACCATATCACAGTACTTAGGTCAAAATGATATACAAAATTTAGTATTTTACGGACCTGCTGGTACAGGTAAAACCACGCTTGCTAAGATTATAGTAAAAAATCTTGACTGTGATTTTATTTATATTAATGCATCTGATGAAAGAGGTATTGAAACTATTAGAGATAAAGTTTCGGGATTTGCATCAACAGCATCATTCAAACCACTTAAAGTAGTTATTTTAGATGAAGCAGATTTCCTTACTATACAAGCCCAAGCTTCACTTCGTAATGTTATTGAAACATTTTCTCGTAATACTCGGTTTATCTTAACTTGCAATTATATAGAGCGTATTATTGATCCCTTACAGTCTAGATGTCAAACACTTAAAGTAATACCACCCTCAAAGCAAGATATTGCTTACCATTGTATGGAAATCTTTAAAAATGAGGAAGTAAGTTGTAATGCTAATGATTTAAAAACCATTATAAATCAGTATTATCCAGATATTCGTAAAATGCTTAATACTATTCAACTATCAATCCAAGATGGAGAAATAGTAATAGATAAATCAGTACTTGTATCATCTAATTATATGACCTCTGTATTGAAAGAATTAACTAAGGAAAAACCCGATTGGAGAGAAATCAGACAAATAATTACAAATGCAAATATTCAAGACTTTGAAGAGTTTTATCGTTATCTTTACGATAATGCTACAATTTATATTCCTGGTAGTGAAGGAATGGTGGCAATCCTTATTAATGAACACTCATATCAAGCGAATTTTAGAATTGATAAAGAAATAAACTGTATGAGTTTGATAGCAAAATTAATTAATCTTAAATAAATAATGAAAAATCAACAGCAAGAACTAAACGTAAACATTGATCTTAAAAATACCCAACCGATATTATCTTCCACAGGTGGGAAAGTATTTTCTGAAGGAGTTATTCTTCGTAAAGTATCTAAATTTGTAGCAGGTACCTCTGAAGATGCTATTATGCCTATCCCGGTATTTTATGATGTAATAACAGGTGAAGTTATACCAGAAATGTTACCTAAAGAATTAAGAAAAGAGTTTGAAGAAAAAACAGGTAAATAATATTTTTGGATGGTTAGATGAGATAATGTTATATAAATCTAATCACTCTTCCTTCTCAGATGAATCATGGGATAAATGGAATACCTATATGGTTAATAGATATTTGTCTATGAATATTAATTATATAGACGTTGTAAATTATGTACAAAAAATAAACCCACAAAATAAACAACAAATATATTCAATTTACCGGGAAATGATTCCAAAGAAAAAATTATGGCTTAAGTATATTAAAAATGAAAATAAAAACAACTACCAAGAGATAACAGATTATATCTCTAAATACTATGAATGTTCCCAAAATGAAGCTAAACAGTATGTTAACATATTACAAAAATCAGGGATAGAAGATATTTTATGTAAAATGGGGGTTGAAGAAAAAGAAATCAAAAAAATAATTAAAAAAGCAAAATTATGAGTAAATTAAGAGATATGCTTTTCACCTCAGCAAGGGCTGATAAAGCAAAAGCATTATTAACCCTAGAATTACTAGAGAAAAACCCAGCGGGTATTGGTGACCATTCAACCGAAGATTTCTACAAAAACGCTGAAGAAGCACTTGCTATGTTAGCTGATGCTGATGAGAGATTAGAAACAATAGAAAAATATTTAGACCAAAAACAAGTTATTTAATATAAAAAAATTATGGCATTATTAGATCAATCAACCCCTGGTTCTGTTAAATTAGAAGAGGAAAAATGGAGAGAAAAAATAACTATTATTGAATTTGAAGAAAAGTACCCTAAATTAGCAAAAGAATTTCAAAAGGTTCAACAGGAACAATATGAATTATTTGCTGGGAAAATGCTGGATTATGGGTTATCAAACATTTCTTTAGGGTCTAATCTCGAAGAAAAACAAGACATACACCTCTCGTTGACAGGTATTTGGTTGCGTTGTAACGACAAGATAAACCGCCTAAAAAACATGCTTAAACGTGATGGTAAAAATTATGTAGCAGGAGAAACAATGATTGACAGTTTTATTGATATTTCTAACTACAGCATCATAGCTCAATTAGTAATGAAAAATAAATGGAAAAAGTAAGTTTTGACTAAAAAAATCCCTTCTATAATTAAAGAAATTAAACGTTTTGAACCTATAAATATAGATTATAGTTTTCAAAAAAATGTTTCTTATTCTCAATTTTCAATGTATAAGCAATGTCCTAAAAAATGGGCATTAAACTATAGAGATGGGCATAAAACAGTTGAACAATCTATTCATTTTGTCTTTGGTACTTCTATCCATGAAACTCTACAGCATTATCTAGATATAATGTATGAAAAAAGCATTACGGGAGCTGATGAAATTGACATTGAAGAACATTTTAAAAGTGGATTTATGCGAGAGTATAAATCAGCATATAAGAAAAACAATAATCTCCACTTTAGCTCAGCAGAAGAACTAAGAGAATTTTACGAAGATGGGGTTGCTATCCTAAATTTCTTTAAAAAGAAAAGAGGTAAATATTTCAGTAAACGAGGATGGCATTTGGTGGGATGTGAAGTACCTGTAACTTTAACGCCTAATAAGCATTATCCTAATGTGATATACCAAGGCCATTTAGACGTTGTTTTATACAATGAAAACACGGAATCTTTCAAGATTATAGACATTAAAACATCTACACGTGGTTGGAATGATAAAGCTAAAAAAGATGAAAATAAGCAATTCCAACTTATACTTTATAAGAAATTTTTTGCAGAACAGTTTAATATTCCCTTAAATAAGATTAATATTGAATTTTTTATTGTAAAAAGAAAAGTATGGGAAAATAGTGATTTTCCTACTACTAGAATCCAAACCTTCATTCCTGCTTCAGGAAAAGTAAAATTAAATAAAGCAGATAAAGAATTAAATGAATTTTTAGAATCAGCATTCACTAGAGAAGGATATTCCCAAAAGGACCATCAACCCAAAACAAATGCATTTTGTCAATATTGTTCTTTTTATAAAACTCATTTATGTTCTGCGACTTTTGAAAAATAGTATATATGTATGTGTATAAATAAGTAAATAATAAAAATTATGGCAGATAAAAAGCAATCACTTACTAGTGTAAAAATTAATAGTGAATTATTTGATGAATTTAAAGTAGCTTGTGTTAGGCATAAGTTTTCTTTCCAAAAACTTGCTGAACGAACTATTCATTTGTATCTTACAGATGATGAATTTAGAAAAGAAATACACAATCATAATAATTTAGAATTAAAACCTTAAATCAAGTTTAAAGTATGAAAAATGGTTATTTGAAACCCGATCAAAGAAAAAAAATCCTTTTGATCTGTGATGATATTAGAATGCCTTCGGGTGTAGCAAATGTAGGTAAGGAGTTAATTATAAATACTTGTCACCATTATAATTGGGTAAATGTTGGGGGTGCAATCAAACATCCTGAAAAAGGTAAAAGATTAGATATTAGTCAAGGTACAAATGAAGCAGCAGGCATAGATGATGCTTCAGTAATTATTTACCCTATTGATGGTTATGGAGATGCGGGTTTTATTAGAAATATGATGAGGACGGAAAACCCAGATGCAATATTCCTAATTACAGATCCTAGATATTTTGTTTGGTTATTTGATATTGAGAATGAGATTAGAAAAACAACTCCTATTATTTATTTAAATATTTGGGATGATTTTCCTGTTCCCCTTTATAATAAACCATATTATGAATCATGTGATGCTTTGTTAGGTATTTCAAAGCAAACAGTTTTAATTAATAAACTAGCATTAGGTGATAAGGCTAAGGGAAAAATTATTGAATATGTCCCTCATGGTATTAATACTAAAATATTTCACCCTTTAGAAAAAGAAGATATAGAACTTCAAGAATTAAGAAAGAAAATTTGTGGTAAAGATGAAGTTGATTTTATATTATTTTTTAATTCCAGGAATATTAGAAGAAAACAAATTCCAGATACTTTATTAGCTTTTAAATATTTCTTAGATAAATTACCTAAAGAAAAAGCAAATAAATGCCGTTTACTCCTCCATACAGAACCTGTTAGTGACCATGGTACTAATTTAGTTGCTGTTAGGGATTATTTATTTGGTAAAAAATCTAAAAATATAATTTTTTCTACAAGTAAAATAACACCCCAAGAGTTAAATAAAATGTATAATTTAGCTGATGGTCAAATTTTACTAACTTCTAATGAAGGATGGGGTCTTTCACTTACTGAAGCTTTAATAACGGGAACTCCTATTATAGCTAATGTTACCGGGGGGATGCAAGATCAAATGAGATTTGAAGATGAAGATGGGAATTGGTTTATTCCCTCAAAAGAAGTTCCATCTAACCATACAGGAAAGTATAAAAAACATGGTAAATGGGCTTTCCCTGTATATCCAACTAATCGTTCTTTACAAGGTTCTCCCCCAACACCTTACATTTGGGATGATAGATGTAGACCTGAAGATGCAGCTGAACAAATCATGAAACTTTATAACATGAGTCCTGAAGAAAGAAAAGAATGTGGTAAAGCAGGATATGAATGGGTTACAGGTGAAGAAGCAGGATTCACAGGGAAAGAAATGGGGAACAGAGTTATTACTCATATTAATAAATTATTTGAAACTTGGGAACCAAGAGAAAAATATGAATTTATTAATGTAACAGAACTTCCTGAAGAAAAACTAATGCACGAATTAATTTATTAAAAAACAGTTATATGTCAAAATCAACCTTCTTTATATCAGCTCCATTTGACACCTATAGTGGTTATGGAGCCCGTTCTCGAGATGTTATTAAATCTATTGTAAAATCCGACAAATATGACGTTAAACTTTTACCCCAACGATGGGGTAATACACCTCATGGGTTTATAAGTGACCATGAAGAAGAATGGGGGTTTTTAGCTAAATATATTTACAACCAACCTCAACTAAATCAAAAACCTGATATTTGGATGCAAATTACAGTTCCAAATGAATTTAATCCTGTAGGGAAATATAATATAGGAATGACTGCAGGAATGGAAACTACAATTGTTCATCATAGTTGGGTTGAAGGGATTAATAGAATGGATATTAATTTTGTATCATCAGAACATTCTAAACAAACATTTTTAAATTCAGTTTATACTAAAAATAATCAACAAGGTCAAGCAGTTGGAGAAATTAAAGTAAATAAACCTATTGAAGTATTATTTGAAGGAGCTAATTTAGATGTTTACAAACCTGTCAAATCT